GGTAACTGAAAAATCACCCGTGAAGTAATCGATTGTTCCCGTACCATCACCGGCTAATGTTCCAGCGCCATCGTCTGCTACTACAAGTGCGTTATTATTTGCATCTGCTGAAGTAAATACCAGCTCTCGCTTTAAGACATATGTGCCAAGGGTTCCGGTATACGTAGCTATTGTGCCATTACCCGTACCAATTGAAGTGATCGTATTTATCTTAGGGTACAAGCTATAGAACTCTGATTGGTTTTGGGAGATGTATGCGGGTATACCTGCAATGTAAGCCGGATTGTCTAGCATGATCGTGAGATCTTTGGCATTCGTTACCCCACCTTCAATTGGCACTTCGCTCAGCTCATACCGATCAACACCTGGTTGGCAGGTCCATTCTAAATTATTCTCCAGGTTGATCAGTTTAAGATCATTGGGAAAATCGTTCTGGTAGACGGTGTTAATAGCGAAATCAAGGTTAACGGATGTTAACTGTGCTTCACTGGGTGATCTGGTTAACTGTCGCGTATAGGTACGAATATTCTGTATAGCAGCCATGGCTCTCCTTTTTTAAGTATATGGCCTTACCAGTGAGGGAAGCGTATTTACTGATGCGCCATACTGAGTATCAGCCACTTGCCCAACGGGAACTACCTGTGGTACATATTTATCATTATCTGCATCTATCCATGGCTCAAAGGCGGTAGAGTCTACATTAATTGCAAACTCAGTGGTAGAAGATATGCCGGTTACCGTCACTACTTTCTGGTTAAGTTCACGCATACCCCAACCTGCTTGATCAAAGGGGATACCGGGAATGTTAATACGCACGATATCACCCACTCTATACTGGTGATCTTCCTGCGTAGTTACCACTGCCGGTTTGGCGTTGGTTATATTCGTAACAATATGTGACTGTGGTTGAAATATTCTATTATTTGGCATACTTCTTCTCTAAATTGTCTACCGTTTTTTTATTCATCCAGCTTTGGCCTCTAAACTCTTTATCTTCAACCATGCCAATATCATATTTACCTACTTGGGACATGTGGCATCTATTTTGGTAGCCCACAACCTCTTGGCGTCTTTCTTCATATGGGTCTTTTGGGTTGGCCTTGGTGCTAAAATCTCTATATATCGGGTACTTCAACGAGTTTACATGGTCAAATATCATACGTGGAATCGTATATGTCACGCCATCAGAAAATGACCAGTGGGTAACATCGTCCTCTTTGTATTTATGAAACGGGAATGAGAGAACTTGCCCTGATGCTTCATCAAAATGGAACGTTGCCTTTATCTCTTCGTGATCATACTTAAATCGTGTATCTGTATCCGTATGAATATTAGGTACCACTACGTGTGAAACTTCTCTTTTTTCCATATCTTTTGCCATATCTTGCTCCTTATAAAAAGGGGGAACCCGGATAGGCTCCCCCGTTAAATTATTAAACTATCTTCGCTTCAGTAGTATCAATAACTGATGAATACGTCGTCCAACGAAGAACATCGTTATCTGCTCCACCAGGTGAGTTTGCACCACCAGCAAGAATAAGACCTAAGTAGCCTTCGTTTGAAGAGGCACTTCCAAGCTGTTCAAGTCCTTGTTGAACCGCATAGCTCACGTCTTCACCAACTGGAACTACTAGTGCCGGGCTAAAGCCAGCAGCAGCAGTAAGCGGGAAAGCGAAAGCGGTAAACGCTGATGAATCAATATCCACCGTAATCGTATTACCTGAAGCAAGAGTTGTATTGATTGCAGTGATAGTCCCTTCAAGGTTATCCATCTGAACCATGCCAAATGCTTCTGGAATTCGAAAGCTTACTTTCTGCCCAACTTTATATCCGTGAGTAACACTCATCGTGATCACTGCTGATGCAGCTTTAGAGATCTTAGTAATCAAGCGTACACGTGGATAGAAAATTGGATCGTAAGGGATCTTCCGGAACGAACTTGGGGTAAACGTCCCCGCTGCTGCTACAATCGTCGCCATATAGTCAAGCGAGAATGTAGTAGTACTTAAGGTGTTATGACCTACCGTGAAATCATACCCATCAAGTTGCGCAGCCCCTGCAATTGAATACAGACGAACAACGTCGCCCGCTATCAATCCATTAGCATCAGCATTGGTTACTACAGGTATTGCAGCACTAGATACCGCGGTAATACCATCTGGTGTTGTATTAGAAGCAATATGCAATGCACCAGCTTCTGATAGTGAAGTATCTACTTTGGTGACACCACCTGAAGTAACTACATCCGCATTCAGCGCATCTGTTGAGTTGGTTTTTGAATACTCGATAGCTGTATCAGCAGCCATACCGTCAAACCACTCAAACTTAACACCAACACCTGGGTTAGGGGAAAGGGTCATTTGAGTAAGGTTAACTACTTCGAGTTTGTTAACGTCCTGGTTAAATTTCAATACATGAGACAAACCATTAGAGGTAAACGTCCCGGATTGAATTTCTGTTTTTCCGTTTGATGCCATTCTTTATCCTTATGCGTATTGGTTAGTTGCGCGTAGTCTCAAGATCCACTGATCGTTCTTGATTACGTTCGCATACATCATTGTCCAACCAGTTGTGCTATAGAGCGCCAATGCGGAAGAAGTAATTGCATCACGATAGATGTAGTTAACTCCGCCGTTCTCTATGTTTACGATACCTGCCCCACCTTTAGCGGCGAGAATGATATCATACACAGTGCGTCCTAATCCTGAAGCGTTCGCTGTTTCAGCGCCATTACTAGAAGTAAGTACTCTAAAGAACCCTACAGAACCATATTCAGCAGAACCATACGCCAAGTCTGGGTTTGGATACTGATCAGTTGCTTTAAATCCATATACGCCCTGACTAAATGCAGGCTCAAGATCAACAGAACACATTGCCAAGAAGCTTGGTCTCAATGGTGAGGTACCAAAGCGATCTTGACCTATTTGTCCTGGAGCGATTAAGTCTCCATTAGCTTTACGTAACATCGTCGCTGCTTTATCAAAGTCAGAACGTGTTGGTTCAGTTGGTGAATCACCATTAGAACCAGCAGTACAGTTAAGCATACCCGCTGAAGCCATATACTTATTTCTCATAAGTAGATCTTCAGTTTCACGGATCTGCAACCCTTGAAGGTTAGTGAACGAGTTTAAGATTGGATCTTGGTTTGTCAGTACTGCTACTGATTCAACCATGATCAAATCACCATAAAGCTGTAACTTCGCATCTATAAACACGTTCGTTGGGCGTTGTGGTGCTTTATCCACAATACCTGTAATAGGTGTCAACGATGTTTGCAATCTATTGATACGTTGAAAGCGGGCAATATAGCCATTATTCGAATCAAGAGTAGTTAAGTCAGCTGGAGCAGTGTGAATATTTTGAGGGTACGGTGTCGCCAGCAACTTCTTAACATACTGTAATTGAATGGCCGATTGGTAATTGGATTGAGTAGTTGGTCCAGTTGCCATCCCATTCTCCTTATTAGATGTGTGATAATGTGGTTTGATGAGGTGACGAGTCTCATACGTCTGAGGGGGCGAGGCTCATACGCCCTTAAAGCGGGATTAAACTGGCGCAACCAGTGGGGTGACGAGTCCCGTACGTCCTCAAAATATATACCGAAAGTTAACCGAAAATAGCAACCACTACCTAGAATACCGATCTACCTCTTCACGGAGTTTTTGCTTCTCAGAAAGCGGTATCCCTTTCTTGTTTTCATAGCTATGCGCTTCATTAAGAGGGTTCGGTACCACTTCACGCGCACCACCCATAGTCTTAGACCGAGATTCAGTCTTTCTTATAGCCTGATCCACATCTTCTTTCTTATGTTGCTGCTCATCAAGATTCATATCCTTGATAAAGTCATACACGGCAGCCTCTTTATACATAGGGTCCTGTATAGAAGACAAAATAGCTGACATGCGAGGGTATTTCTCATCAATAAGCTTACCCATCTGTGAGTTTACGATTGTATCAATGCCTGGGCGTTCACTTTTGATACGCATTGACTCAAGTTGGCGCTTAATCTCGTTGATATCTTTGCCTTCTGCCAGATCATCGTCTTTAAGTTCTCTGCGTTGTTGTGGTGTCTGCTGCTGCTGTTGTTGGTACGCCTGCAGTTGTCGTCGGTACTCTTGTGCTTGTTTTTCTATGCGTTGGTTTTCTTCTCTTAAAGCCCGTATATTCTCTTCTTTGGTCGGTTGGGCGGTTTCTTGAGCTACTTGCTCAGTATGTTCTTCAGTTGATTCAGGAGTTTCCTCAGTCTCAACGGTCTCAGTTAATTCTTTTTCTTCCATATCTATACTTTCAGTTTGTTATTGTACTCGTTGGACATTCTTTCATACGTGCCATCGTAGAACTTAGTGACCCATTCTAGATTGTGTTTTTCTTCTGGGATTAAGTCTAAGCACTCTACACGTACGCGTGCGCATTCGTTCATATCAGGTATTACCCACAAAAGATCTAGGTTACCAGAGCGATATTTGTATACCTGCTGCTCATAGTTAGGAATGGGCATTGATAGACGTACATCACCCACTACTTTCGGAACCGGTAGCCCTTCACGCAGTACCGGGTCAGCACTGGTTTCTATATGCACAAAGAAATCTTTACCTTTATACTTCTTGACCCCTTGCTCTACTAAGTCGGGTATAATTCTTTCGTTAATAGCCCGATACATCTCTTCAGCCATATCGTATAGGCTCATGTATGAACCTTGATCAGCTATCTGGGCTATTTTATCAATAGTAACTTCACTCACATCTGACTCCGTAATACGTAGAAAGAAACGTTACGATATTACCCATAAAGCCTACTATTGCAGTAAATATCGCTATAGTGAGCTTTCTTTGGATAAGGCGTAGTTCTCGTTCTTTCTGGTCCATGCTGTCTTTATCGTTATAGCTTAATCGGCGAGACTCGTGGTCTATATGATCATCTTGAATGTCGACCTTTATTATTTCATGGTTATACGTGAAAGAGGTTGGTTCTTCTCGGTCTGGAGCAGTTAAGCACCCATTAACCATTAGTAATCCAAGTAAGATCTTTTTCATATCAGACCTCCAAGTGTAGAAAGCTATTTCTTAGGTTTTAGTTCAGGGTATCTTTTATATACCGCATTTTTAATACCTTCGGGATTGGGTGCATTGTGAGCCAATTTTAAGGCGGCCTTAGCTCTTGCAACGCTATTTATAGGATATGAGAACTTAGACGCTCCCCCTGATGCACCGGCAAACTCATGGCGAGAAACATCTTTATATTCTCCTGCGTTTGAAGATCCTTCTTTCTTGCGCATCTTAGCCACCTTAGCTGTCGCAACCTTTACACCCTTAGCAACGGTTACTTTTCCTTCTTTCTTCTTTGCCATGATTGTCCTTATTAAAATGCTCGCCGCTAAAGTTTAACCCCTAACAGCGAGCAGGATCTATTGGTATCGAGATGGAACCGGTATTATACCGCCTTCATTCTCTTTCTTACGTTCTTTATCCTTGGGACGATTAAGAATCTTATCAACAATATTCTTAAGCTTGCCCCGAGGTTGCGGCATGTTCGCTGCCATCTCTTAATAGAAACGTTTGTTTTGGTTCTTTTGGATTTTTCCAGCCATGCTGTCCATTTTCGCATCAACCATATCAAGCTGGTCACAGTACTGAGACCATTCAGGATGGTAGTTGCCTACGAGTTCTCTGCGGAAAGAACCTTCCTTGAGACCGAACAACGCGTTCTTGTCATTAAGCATTGGAGCTTTTTTCATTTTAGCCATTTGGTGGCCCTTTCTTTGTAGAAACTTTCTACGCACACACCATGCATACGCAGAAAACTATATTAATAGCCTAACTACAACACACCACTCTTGTGATGCATTATCATTATTCTTAAACATCTGTAGCCTCAAGCGACTTAACCATTTCTTGCTCAATAGGCTCATTTATTGCCTTCATGATAACGAGCAATCTCTCGATTCCCGCCAAGTCCAAGTTCTGTATCTCAACCATTTGCTTCAACTTATCAAGCTTAGCCTGTTCAAGATCCTTGATTGCTTCCATTTCTCGCTCTTTCTTCAAGCCAAGGTTAGCAGCGGCTCTTGTATTGCGTTCTATGTTAAGACCGTATTCAGCTTGAGTTTTAGCTGATTCTAGTCCGAGTTGAGAATTAACCTTCTTCTGCTCAAGTTCAAGTTGAGCTTGTTGCATCTGCGCTTGTTGCTCTTGGGCCTGTTGTTGTGCTTGTTGTTGTTTAGCCAATGATTCAATAAGTTTGTCTTTATCGTTGATAGTGATTGCATCCATAACCTCTTCCATGAATATATCGGCAGGCAATGGTGTACCAAGTTCTTGTAGAGACTGCTGAAGTGCCATAATCTGCACAAACTTAACTTGTCGCTGAGTAGAGCTGTTAAGACCATCTTCAACAACACAATCATATTTACCAAAGTTCTTGTTATAAAACTCCTCCGTTGGCTCCTCTTCTATAATTCTTTCTACCTTCGAAGGGATCATTGTGTTTTGGAAAGCCCCCAAGATTCTATTACCCAGTATCTTAAGCGACCGGTCAAGGTTATCAAACAGATAGCTGAGTGTAGTAACCGAAGCATCAGACCTTAGTTTAGCCAGTATCCCTGCCTTATCATCCGTTGCAGTAGCTAATAGCTCTTCAGATACACCGGATATCGCAGGAAACTCCTTCGCTAATCCATCTTCTATCATAAAGTTAGACTGTGCTAAGTCAGGGGAAGGAATCTTCTGTAACGAGTCAGCTATGGAGACGTTCGGTTGTAACGGTATCCCTCTGCCTTGTCCGACCATGAAGATATCGTTTACGTTACGCAATGCTTCCGGCTTGTATATCCAGCCTGAGTTAACTTGAGACTCGAGAATATCGAGAGATATGTTCTTACGACGGTTATATAAAAATTGTGTGTCCTGCAATGGTTTAACGACCCCTTGGATTCTGTCTGACAAGTTCGGAAGATGGGGCTGGAAATATCCCACACATGGTATAAAGGGGTACTCGTCGATACCGATTGGGTTAGCGTCATCGGACATAAGCTCATTCTGAAGGATAAAGGCTACGCGTACCGTAGGCACGATGGTCTTGTACACGCTTATCATTGGGTAATCGAATATGAACTGATCAAGCTCTTTTTTAGTACCTTTAAACTCGTACGTGGAGTAGTTATATGGTTCTACCAGAATAGTCTTCTCTCTATACGTACGGTAATAGAACTCGTCATAGGCCATTAAGTTATTGGAATTGATATAGTTATGCTCTGGCATGAACTGAAACTTCATATCCGGGGCAATCCCACAGGCCATGTTCATAATCTCATCGGTATATTTAGGTAAGAATGAAGCAGCTTGTGCTTTGGTCAGGTAGGTACGCTTACCCACATAGTTACAATCAGACAGATCTAAGTTTCTAAAGAATGGATCAATAAAGAACTCGTTATAGTTGTTGTTAGAGATGACAATATCACCGCTTAACGGGTCGTTACGGTAGTCCATGGATATCTCTAATAGGTTCATACCGGTTATGAGCGCACCGTTGCGGAATGCATCGCTTATGGTCTCAAGGCCTGAGTTTCTGTTCATGACATGGGTAAGGACCTTGGTAGCTTGATCTGCGGTAGAACTATCAGAGTTCTCTACGGGGACATAGCGCAGTGATTTACGGTTACGTATCTGATGGCCATGGATTTGGTTCACCGTGGTTAGTATACGATTGAACTGAAACCGTGGTCTACGATTGTTGGGTACAAAACCATAGAGATCATTATAAATTGATTGATCTCCCGACACAAAACGAGAGGCAGTATTGCCCTCGGTCTGTAAAGATTTAATTGCAGTCTCGGCACGCTTATAACTATCGTGCATGTATTGAACTACATCGGTCATCTCTAGATCCCTTCTTTACCGACTGACAGGCTTTAAGAATAATTTCTGTTATTAAGTTCTGGTATAGCAGAATTTATTTAAAAATTCCTAAAGAGATTACCTATTTTTAAAAGAATCCCACGCAGGGCTGTATGATCCTATCTGCTGTGAGCGCTGGTACGCTTCTTCTATCTGGTCGTCACTAATCGCTGAACGCATATCGTCCACCTTAAGCATCATCATTCTGGCAGCGTCACAAAAATGTGAATGTCTGTCGTGGACCGGTGTTGCCTTATACCGTCCAAGATTGTCATCCCATTCTTGTCTGTATGAGCGAAGGGACTTGATAAGCTCTTTGCATTTGTACTGATCTATCCATACACGGTTTAGCTTAGTCCGTACGTTATCTATACCATCCATAATACCAATGCTTGGGGCAATGATAGAGTTGATACCAAGTTGTGCCAGCTGTTCCTTACGAGTGTATCCAGACATTTCTTGAACCCTGGCATCGTGCGGAAGTATATGCGTACCATAGGAATACTCTTGCGAGAGAAGGTACTTGGCGTAATGGGGAATGCCCTGGCGCCTATTAGAGTAAGTATCGATTATGCGTATGGTAGAACCCACAAGCTGGAAGAATATAATCGCTGTATCATCATCCATGCCAAGATCCCAAGCGGTATGTACCGGATGAGCTGGATCCCAAGGTACATGGCCTATACGTTCTTCAAGTTCTGCTTGGTTAATGTACTGATCATAAAATGAGGCCCCTGAACCACGTGAGAAGCTACAATAGAATTCTTGTTGAATTTCGTCTTCAGTTAAAAAGCCGTCTTCTCTCTCTTTCTCAATGTCCGCTTCGGTAAGTATGCCGGTGTCTTGTATACCAAGATGCTGTACAAACCATGAGGGTGATATCTTGGCCTTCTCATACAGCTCATAGAGATGGTTAGCCTTACCTCGTGGTGTTGAATTTATAAGAACCACTCCCTTATTAGCCGTTAACGCAGGACGTATATAGGTATACGCACGGGGATCACATTTGAAGAACTCGGTGAATACGACCATGCGTGGATTCTGGCCGATCAGCGAATTGTCGAAATTCTTAGATCCTGCCATGGATATGGTAGAACCGTTACCCAAGTACAGACGCATAGAATGTTCATTTTTACGTGCGAGAAGCTCCGACGGCAGGAAATCAAGCATCTTTGTGCCATCATTTATTATGTTGTCCCAGATAATACCACGACATTGTGAAAACGTTGGCGCTACGTATAAGTAATTACCGGGCTCAGTAAGTGCCGCACGTATAATGATGTTAAATGCCCCGAGGTCTTTACCAGAATTGTGTACGAGGTAACCATTAGCCACAAAGTTGTGGTGTGTCTCGGTCTCTATATCAAACAGCTGCTGAGGTTCACTTGTTGAAGTCTTGAATTGAGATAGATAGCAGCCATTAATAATAGTCTTGGGAGATTGGGAAGAAAGAGCGGTGAGTGCTTTCTCTTGTGCGTCCTCTTTACCATAGACACGTTCTTTAAGTAGGAGGGATATAGCCCAAGAAGCTCCTACTTTTACTATCCAGTTTCTATTTCTATCCAAAATAGGAACATGGGGAGGAATAGAGAGCTTACGAAGGAGCCAGTAAATATCAAATGCATACTCCTTATTGCCCCCACAGCTTAATGTTATCTCGACTATGGGCTTTATTGGCTTACCGTGAAGAACTATTTTCTTATGGGTGTAAATAGAACCATCAGCAGAGATGAGAGCGGCAAAGAATTTATACAGAGATGGGTGATCAAAACTCCATATGCTTTTAGGCAGCCTTCTTTCATACTTGGGTATATCACATCCCTCAGACCTAAAGAGTTCCTTAACAGTATTCTTGAAGGATCCTCCCCCTTTAGTTCCGTTACTCATGCCCAGATCAAACCCATTGCCCTTAGGTCGCCATAGAATCTTTACACCAAATAGATGGATAGCGAGATGCTCTACACGCTTGAGGATAGCCATATTGGTATTAGTAAACTTAGGTTGCTGATAGTGGGACACGTATCCATCAGCAAGCATATAACCCCAAAACTCAGCAAGATCAGGGTTATGAGTAGATCCGTGCGCAATTCCTGCATAGTTAAGTAGGTACTGATATGCGTTAATATCTTTAACAGGCTTCCATTTAAAATCAGATGATCCTTGAGAGGTATGCGCAAACACATGGTCCGGTGAGCTAATAAAAGGAAGAAACTTAGAGGCTTTTACCGTAACCGTCTCTTTGATACCCGTACTCCATACATGCTTTACTCTGTCGGATACAAATTCGGTCCCATTCCACGAAAGTATCTCATCACCTACTGCTATATCCTTGAGCAGCTTAAACGATCCATCAGGAAGAAGTATGTGGCTCTCTCCTGAAAGGCAACGCCTATGAACGATCTGGAGTATCTTCTTGTAGCCCTTATTAAATATCGCATCCATAACCTCAGCTTGAAAAGGACGGGGTTTAAACTTATCCAGATATATCTTTTTGATCTGTGGCTCTTGCGTAGACATCAAACAAGCTCTCTTTCAGTTTATCTATTTCTTCAGGGTCCCAGGTCGCTGCTTCCACTACGGCATAGAAGGTATCTATAGACATGGAGACCTTCCCGTATTCATTCACTTCTACTACAAGGCTATTCTTCTTGGCCATCTATCTCTCCTACTGGTTTAATGCCGGTATCCAGGACCGGGGCTAATACAGGTAAGAACCGTACATTAGTATCTTTAGAAGCCAGCTTGTCTTTAAAGTTGATATCGTCTTGGTACATCTTTTGAAAGTCGTCTGAATACATTCGCTGAGTTCTGAGTGCTACGCCAGCATTTATCTTATTGTGCCACATTAGATTTTCTCTGCGTTGACCTATCAACTGCTTGCCGTGTCTATGCATTCTAAAGAACTCGGGATGCTTCTGGCACAGGTCCATCCATAAATCGCAGGTTATCTTATTTTCTTTATAGAAAACCATCAGCTGTAAAGAGTCCTCTTTCTCTATCCATTCCGCATACTTTTTTAGGAGCGTTTCCTTGCGCTTATCGGTCAATTGATACACGTCCCATGATAGCCCGTAGTTATCGTTTAGGGGTTTTACTTCTGCAACTTTTTTTAGTCTACTGTTAGACTTAGTACTCATTGTAACAACTCCGTTATTCGTAATTCAGTTCGTGGCTTTTTGTCATAAACCTTGTTGGCTATTATAGAAGCGACTTGATAATCGTACACGTAGGCTACTCCTTTGAGTGCTTTGGTTAAGAAAGAGATCATGGGTGCAAGGGGTGGCATACGGTGACCGTGTAAGTACTTGCTTCTATCTTTGATGAGATTCTCGTAGGGAAGGAAGAACGTTACGTAGAGCTGTATGGGTACGTCTTCGTATGGTTCATAGTCTGAGTCGAAATAAGATTCCATGCATATTTTAAAGTGAGCGCGTTGCATCTTTTGGGTGGTGAGTGTGGTTGTGGTCTTATAAAGGTGGTAGGGGTTTCCTTTAACTACATAGAGCATCTGCTTTACTCCGCGTTAGGGTTGATATGCGTTGACCCTACTATAAAAAAAGAATTGTTTACAGGCTAAGAGCGTGATCTGCGCACCTTAACCCGTACTTGCACGTCAGAACT